ATCTGCTGCACTTTGTGATGACTCACTGGCTTTTTGAGCGGCCGCAGAGGCCGAGGACGAGGACGCCTCCTCTGACTGCTTTGCAGCGGCTGCACTTTCTGCCGCCTGCCGGGCTGACTCCGATGCATCCCCTGCTGAAGTGTCAGCATTTGCAGCGCTCTCTTCTGCCTGACTGGCTGATATGCCGGCATTCCTCGCTGATGTCTCCGCCTCTCCGGCATTCTTCTTCGCCTCCTCTGCGTGACGCGCCGCTTCTTCCACCATCAGTTCAAAACGACGCATTGCCTCCGGCCGGACGTCATCCTCCGACATGGCACCGAGAAAATCATTCAGCGTCCCCGGTTGAGAATCTTCATACACGGTGATGGTCCCGGCATGTGATGGAGGGAATCCCTCCACCAACAGAGTGACGCTGTACTGACCATACTCGACGTCCATGCTGTAACGCCCTGCCTCATCCGGATTTTCAGAGGCCACCGTGTTCACCACCACCGTGGTGCTGTTACGTCTGGCTTTCAGTTGAATGGTGCAGTTCTGTATTGGTTTTCCTGTGCCGTCTTTCAGCACACCTGAAATCTTTACTGCCATATTCACCCCACAAAAAAGCCCGCCTGAACCGGCGGGCTGTCATAACACTGTGTTACCTGGCTAATCAGAATTTATAGCCGACACCCACGATGAAGCCGTCAGTGCGCCAGTCGCCACTGCCGGAACCTTCATAAGCAAGGTCAATAACCACCGTCTCTACGGGACTGAACTGAATCCCGGCATTCCAGGCCGGCGACAGATGACGCGCAGTATGACCATCACTGGCGGTGGTGGTCTCCTTCACATACCCCGGTTTCACTTCATCACGTCGGTAATCCTGAACACTGTCAGACCAGCGGGTGTACGCCATCCCGGCCATGCCATAGAGACTGACCCGCTCACTGAGCTGCCAGACAGGGCCGGCCATCAGACTGACATAACGACCGCGCAGGCTTTCATAATGGAAGGTATTTTCACCCGTCTTCATCGTGTCACTTTTCTTCACCGATGCATAACTCAGCGCGACAATGCCGCCCAGGTGATCCGTGAACTCATAACGGTATTTCACATTAATCCCTTTCAGATCGCCGGCCCTGATGCCGGTACCGGAAAGCCCCGGCGTACCGTCCGGGTGCACCTGTGTGTACCCCACAGAAAATGCACCGTGTCCGCTTTCAGCCTGTGCAGGAAAGGCAATTCCTGCCAGCAGGGTAGTAAACAATAATATCGTTGCGTATAAATGCCGCATGATTACCTCTTTGTTTTCAGTCAATAAAAAAGGCACCTCCTGAGGTGCCCGTCCGGGTTAATAAACCGTCAGCTGATACTGATCCCTGCCGTGGATTTTTTCATGACCACAACCAGTAAATCACTGATGTACGTTGTCGGCGTCCAGTTGTTCGCACCGGCCGACGACACATTAAACGTCAGGGTGACATGACCCCGCCCTGCCGGCATATCTATCACCGATGAGAACACCCGGCTGACATCCGTTGCCGGTTCATGGAAAATCTCAACCCCGTTCTTCAGCACCTGCAGCTTACAGGTGGAATACCAGTACGACTGCTGATTCGGGCTGTTGAAATTCTGGTGTTTCGTCCCGCGAAACAGCACCGGGGGAATGATAATCTGCCGGTCGAAGCCCTGGTCATCGTAAACTGTGACGGTTACCGTCCCGCTGGCATAACTGTTATTCCGGGGAAAGGCTTTCCCCACCGTCTTCACCAGGTCGCCTTCAATCTGGTTTGCAGACAGTTTCCCTCTGATGACACAGTTCTCGTTAATGGTGACATTATTGAGCGTGCCGGTATTCGCGGTAATTGCTCCGCTGATATCCGCGTTCCTTGCCGTCAGCTTTCCTTCCGGCGTCAGGGAAAATGCTGGGGGATTGCCGGACGAGGTGATGCTCACCGCAAACAGTCGTTTCAGGAACACGTCGTTCATGAACAGCTGATTCCCCTGCGCCACAAATAACGGAGTGCTGTTGCCGCTCTCCGGATTTATCATCGCGATACGGTCAGCCAGCAGCAGTATGTTGCTCAGTGGCTGGCCATCAGTATCCTCAATCCCTGCACCAATCCCGGCCACATAGGGAATGCCGTCTTTCGTTTTTTGAACCTTCAGCATGTACAGCGCAGCCAGGTCATCATTTGTGTCCTTCTGCACGCGCTGTATCTGCTGTATGGTGGCGCTCTGGTTCTCCAGTGTTTTACTGACCGTCTGTGTGATTTCATTGCGGGTTTCGGTGATGGTGGTCTTCATCTCCGCCATCTCATCTGCAAGCTGGCTGTTATCTATCAGTTCCCACAACCCCTGAGCCAGATGCAGTTTTCCTATTTTTTCCCGGAAAAATTCCAGATACCCTTCACCATCATTGCTGGGCTGCCCGCTGACTTCCACAAACGCAGATTTCCCCACCAGGTTGACGCTGCGCACGTAAAACCAGAAATCCGTCCCCGGCTTAATCCGGCTTCCCTGGACAGTCCACTGACTGCCGCTCCCCAGATAACGGGCAGATTTTTCCACCTGTGCCGTGTTCGTGATGCGTTTTTCCGAAAACCAGAACTCAAACTGTACCGTCGGGTCATACACCGCAAGACGCGGGACCGCTGTTATCTGAAAATAGCCCGGTGTCAGCTCAATCGTGGCGGGTACCGCAGGTGCATTAATCCTGAACGTGGTGGTGGCCGGTTCCCCCTGCTGGCCATAACTGTTAATTGCCCTGACTGTCAGGGTGTATTCCCCGAGCGGCAGACCACTGAAACGATGCTCTGTATCCGCAGTGATGGCGGTGGTCACCAGACGGCTGTCCTGACCGCTTCCACTGGTCAGGCGCAGACTGAAGCGCACGCCCTTCACCACCCGCGGCGTGTCCCATTTCGCCTGTGCCAGATACTGACCGTCAGCCGCGCTCACCTCCACCGTCAGGTGCTGCACTGCCGGTGGAATAACGCTGTTCAGGGTGCCTGACTGCGGCTCAAAGCTGGCCCCGTTATCCACGATGGCTTCTTTTTCCGGTACGTGCTGCACCGCCGTGATGGCAAAGGTGCCGTCCGTGTTTTCCCGGATGGAGACACAGCGGAACAGGCGACGACGCAGTGACGGCAGGGAGAGTCCCCATACACCGTATGTCTCCACACCATCAGGCAGGGTGCTGACCTGTATCCGGTCCGGCGCGGGGTGTGCAGTGATGGCCACGCTCACCGGCTTACCGCTGCCGTTAATCAGGTTCACCGTGGCGGCACCTGTCTCCGGCAGGGTCACCTCACGGTCCAGTGTCAGGGTGCGGCTGGCGGCATCGATGGACAGGATACGTCCGCCGGTCATGGTCCCGGCATAGTCGTTATCACAGATTTCAATAATGTCACCGGGTGTGTGACGTAGCCCCTGTGACCCGAGCGTGAAATCCACCGTCTGCGTTTCCAGCAGTCCGGTCTTTATCACCCACAGCCCGGCACGGTGGGCCTGACCGCGACTGGTGCAGCCGAACGCATCCATCTTCAGCAGGTTGCGCCCGTAGCGCAGTATGGCTTCCGGGTCTTCCACCAGTTCCGTGGAGGTCTGCCAGCCGTTCTGCGGGTCGGTGTAATTCACCTCCACCGCCGTGTGGCGGTCCTTCAGGGCGCTGAAGCTGTAGCGAACCCCCACGCCGTTATCATCCACCACCACATCGCAGTTGGTGTACGGCCACACCACATCCGACGGGCGGTCCTGAACGAACGTCAGCGTCTGGCCGTTCCATACCGGCATACAGCGCATCGCCGAGCAGAAATCACTGAGAACGTCCCACGCCTTACGCTGTTGTGACAGGTACGCATTAAAGGTCATCCGCGGCTCTGTGCCCCCGAAACCATCCGGGACCGTCTGGTCGCAGTACTGCGCAATGGCATACAGCGCCCACTTGTCCACATCCGCCGCCCCCAGGCGTTTTCCCATGCCGTAGCGCGGGTGAGTCAGCATGTCCCACAGGCACCAGGCCGGGTTATTGCTGTATGCCGGTTTCAGGCTGCCGTCCCAGATGCCGCTGTACGTGCGTTTTTCCGGGTCATAGTTTGACGGCACCTGGATGATGCGACCTCGGATATGGTAGTTCACCGTCATCTGCTGACCGCCAAACTGCTCCGCATCCACCTGCAGCCCCACAATCGCCGTGTTCGGGTAGCACTGTTTCACATCGATGATTTCGGTGTATGACGACCAGAGCGTCTTATTCTGCAGCTGGTCCGAGGTGCTGTCCGCTGTCTCCCGGACCATCCGGATGTTAAAGGGCCGCTCAGGCAGATTATCCAGAATCACCGACGCCAGAAACTGCGAGGTGGTCTTGCCGTTAATGGTGACATCCTTTTCCGTCACCCAGTTACCGTTACGCTGCAACTGAATCAGCAGTCGGACAGAAGAGGGATTACGGTCGCCCTTTGAGGTGGTCTCCAACAGTGACTGCACCCCGAAGGTGACCCGCAGGCGGTCAATGTTCGCGGACGTAATGGTGCGCGTCACCGGCTTTGCTTTCGTCACTTCCACGCCCAGTGCGGTTTCCGCCCCGGAGGACTCAAAGCCTTCAGGTGGTGTCTGCTCCTGCTCCCCGGCGCGCCAGACCGCTGTCACACCATGTATCACAGGATTACCGTCCGTGTCCGTCAGCGGGGTTTTGTTCACCAGGATACTCTGCAGCCCCTTCACCGGACCTTCAATCGGCCCTTCACCAATGGCATCAATCACGCTCATCATCTGCGTGGACTTAAGATTGTCCTTTGCCTCAACCGGCGTGTGCGCCTTGCCGCCACCTTTACCCACTCTGTCCCCCTCTCCTGTCTGATGTCTGAATCTGTTTATGCCCCAAAAACGACAGGCACCCCGGAGGGTGCCTGTGTCATGACGGAATAAAATTTCTGAATTTCTTCACATTTTCTGTACGCCCCCGTGGCAGATATCATTCCCGGGCGTTACAGTTTTTTCGGGCCAATAAAAACAAAACTCCCTGTGGTTAATCTTCATTTTCTGTTCCCGCAGCCTCCATACACTGCGGGATTTTTTTATGCTTTACCCCTGCCGCCCGATAACCACCACCTTCCCGCCACCACCTTCATCACGGGTGCTGATGTCCTGGGAGATTCGCCGGGAGCCAACCAGCATTTCACCGTAAGGCACCGGCATCGGGTTCCCCTGGGCAATCATGTTGTCCAGTGACGAAAAATACGTGTTCTGTTTACCGTTATCCGTACTTTTGTACTCCGGCGTCTTTGCCTTCGGGGCCAGCATCTGAGCCACACCGCCCAGTATCATGCTGGCACCCAGTGAAAACAGCATCGTGGTGGCAGAAAAACCACCGGCTGCCAGGGCTGAACCCCATAACGCCATCGAGCCTCCGGCCGTGAAGAAAGAGCCCACGATGGCTGCCGCCCCCAGCACAATCTGCAGTCCGCCTTTCCCTGCACCGGCCAGTCGCGGCACAATATGGATGACCGTTCCCTCACCCAGAGGTTCGTGAAGACGGGCGTACACCGCCTCCGGTGCCGTGTCCTCACCGCGAATACGTATCTGGTACCAGCCTTCGTTCATCTGACGGCGGAATCCCGGCATCTGCATCGACAGGGCACGGATGGCTTCCGCTGCCGTGTTCACATACAGGCTGAGGCGGCGGCCAAATCGTTGCAAATCCCCGTGAAGGCAGATGCGTGCCAGTGGCGGTGACGCCAGACAGAATGCGTTCGTCGTTGCCATTTTTCGGAATACCTCTCCCGTTTACTCAGTTGTTCAGGCAGATGGTGAAGCAGTTCACCGTTGCCGCAGTAAATGGCGGCATGATTGGCCACCGATGCGCCAAAGCAGCACAGCAGGATATCGCCCGCCTGTGCAGAGGACAGGGGCACCCGGTAAAAGCCGGTGACCGCCATATTGTCCAGGTAAAGGTTCTGACCGTTGCGCCACCAGTCATCCTCACGCTCAAAACCCGGCATATCAATTCCCGCCAGATGGTAGGCATCCCGGAACAGCGTGTAACAGTCCGTCACCCCGTGCTCAAAGCGCCGTCCCGTCAGGTGCGGCACGCAGCGGAATTTGTGAATGTCACCCCGGCAGACCAGCCACCAGGGCAGTGCGCTTTTTATCTGCAGCCGCCGGTCAGCCTCGCTCAGCCAAGGCAGACCACCGGGATGACTGTGGACCAGTGCCACAATCTCCCCCTGCATCTCTGCCCGCAGCCAGTCTTCCGGTGCAATACGAAAATACGCCTCCGGCTCTGCAGAGATATTCACACAAGGGATATACCGCTCCCCCTCCGGCGTTCTCACCACGAAGCCGCACGACTCCGCAGGCACACACCGCCGGGCATGCGCCAGAATCGCTGATTCTGTCTGTGTCATTGGATTTACTGCGAAAGTTTGTTAATGGAAAGGAAACCGCCAAAATTAGCCACCATGCCGCGCATCTCACACCCGCGCATGCACTTGCTGCATCTGTCCTTACGGATATCGGTGGTGGGTTTATCGAACTCATCCGCCACCGCAGGACCGTTATACCCGCATTCATCTCCCCGGTAATCCCACATACAGGTGTTCGCCAGCATGATGCGACCGGGAAACAGCGCTCCGTCCGTCTCCGTCGGTGTTGCCAGCACAAACGAGGCTGTCATGGCCGTCAGCTCTGACATCTGCTCCACCACCCAGCGGTCGCTCAGCTCCTGCTCCGGGTCCGCTTCCGGATTGCCCGCCACAAAATTCACCGCATCCAGAAAACGGGCATACACCCGGCGGCGGACCACCGTGGCCCCCACCAGGCTCTGCAGGTCCTCCGCCATTCCGGTGACCAGACCGAACAGATTGGACACCGTCAGTGACGGGCGGGCACTGCTGCCCTTCCCGTTCATCTCAAAACCGCTGCCGTCAATCGGGTATGCCTGATATTGCCGCCCCTGCCAGGTAACCGCCTCCCCTTTTTCATTCAGCTCATTGCAGAAAAAATACCGCTCACCACCCTGTACCGTCAGGTCGATTTCCCAGAGTACCACCCGCGGTGACTGCTCTGATTTAACCGACTCGTTCAGACTTTCTTCGTGAATATCCTGCATCAGTTCACCACCTGCTTAAACTCCGCGCTGAATTCAACCCGCAGCATGCGAACCCGTGATGACCAGGCGGCACAGGTCACCTTTATCTGCCGCCAGGCATAAGGCGGTGTCCACAGAAACGCCTTCCAGCCACCGTGCTCTGCCAGGAATGCCTCCAGATGTCGGGCCTCCTCCCGGGTCACGGAAAGCGTCACACGGTATGTTTTCAGGTCAGCATTCAGCCCCGCCGCCATACGCTGCGAATACCCGTCACCAAAACGCACTTCACGCACCGATGGCTGCGAGTTCACCTCCATATCCGGCTTCACTTTCCAGCGAAATGTTTTCATCGCCTGCCTCCGGAAAATACGCCGCCATCACGCATCTGCGCCTGAATCTCATCCTGCGCCCCCTTGCGGGCCATGTCATACACCGCCTTCATCAGCTGCGGCCCCGCCCGTCCGTTGGTGCCGTCGTTCTGAATCACCACGTGATTGTTCTGATTAAAATTAATGCCTTCCGTCCGCCGCATCTGCGCCGGACTTCCGGCACCGCCCACATAACCACCTTCCGCATAGCCCCGCATCAGGCGGTACAGGTTGCCGACGCCAATCCGGCTGGTTGCCTCCTTCGTGAAGACAAACTCCCCGCGATGAACAATCCCCGCAGGTTCATATTTACCCCCCGTCCCCGTAAATCCCCCGGTCGCGAAATGGAAGTTCGCCGCCGCAGCCTGAATGGCCGTCCCCGTGGAGGCAGACGCACCACCACCGAAAGCACCGCCAATGGCGCTGCCGATACTCCCGACTATCCCCACCATCGCCTGCTTCAGAAAAATCTCTGTCAGCATGGAGAGCACAGAACGGGTGAAACCACGCCAGTTCTGTTCGCTGCCGGTCAGCATCGCTGCCATATTCTGTGCAATACCGTCAAAGGTCTGCGTGGCCACGCTTTTAACCTGCGAAAAACTGTCCGTCGCACTTTCCGCCCACTCGCCCCAGCCGGACTTCAGACCGGCCATCCAGCTTCCACGAAGCTGCTCCTCCGCAGACCAGGTGTTCTTCAGTGCAGATGTGGCCTTCGCCAGCGCATCCGGATTATCACCGTACACGTCACGAAGGCGCTGCTCTTCCGACTCCCGCTGCGCCTGACGGTCGGTGAGGCCCCGCGCCTGGGCACTGATTGCCGCCTGCTTCGCGCTCTGCTGCTGCTCAAACCGCGCAGCCTGCTGTGCCAGCTCATTCAGCCGTTTCTGGTGTTCAACTTTGTCTCCCAGCTCAGCCAGCTGGCGTTTGTACTCCAGCGTCTCTTTCTCATGGGTCAGCAGGGATTTTTCCTGCTCAGATAACTGCCGTTTCGTGGCTGCCTCTTTCAGGACCGCATACTGATTTTCCGCTTTCCATAAATCGCGACGCTGCTGGCTGATTTTCTCATTCGCACCGCTGAGTTTTTCCAGCGTCCGGAGCTCGGTTTCAAGCGCCAGCAGGGCAGCATGCGCCTGGTCTTCCTGACGCTCACCGGCTGACACTTTGACTCCTGACGACTTCGGCTTTTTCAGCGTCGATTCATAATCCTTTTTCGCCGCCGCCATCAGCGTGTTGTAATCCGCCTGCAGGATTTTCCCGTCTTTCAGGGCCTTATTCAGTTCTTCCTGACGGGCGGTATATTTCTCCAGCGGCGTCAGCAGACGCTCATACGCCTTCTGCGCCTCTCCGGTATACTTCAGCTGTGATGCGTCCCGTTCGGCCCGGTCCCTGGCGGCCAGTTCACCGGCTTTTTCCATATCCGACTGCAGCGTGGCCGCTGCCAGCCCCAGACGGGCATTTTCCCGGTCATCCCATGCACCCTGAAGGTTCGCACGAAAAGAGGCGGTTTTTCCCCGGCGCTGGCTCCGGCTCTGGTACCACTGCCATTTTTTATCCGCCTCATCAAATGCCTTCTGTGCACTGGCGAGCATATCCGCTGAGGACTCAGGACGACCGATATCCAGAATGGCATCCCACATCGATTTGAATGCCTTCCCTGTTTTATCCGCCCAGGTCTCCAGTGTCCCCATGTTTTCTTTCAGGCGACGGGTCTGCTCATCAAAGCCTTTCGTGGCGATATCGTTCGCCGCCTGTAAGGCCCCGGCCTCATCACCGGAACGCTGCAGCTGTGCAACATACGCAATCTGCTCTGCCGTCACGTTACGGAACTGGCGCGCCATCGCCATCAGTCCCGACGTCGGGTCAGTGGTCAGCTTCCCGAAGGCTTCAGCGACTTTATCCACCTCCACACCGGATGCAGACGCAAAACGCGCGACACTCTGGTTGATGGCATCAAACTGTTCACCACCACGCACACCGGCATTCACCAGGGCTGCCAGTGACTCTCTCGCCTGGTTAAACGTCAGCCCTGCTGCCTGCCCGGCTCTTGAGAGAGTCAGCATACGATCGGCAGTCAGTCCGGACTGATTACCGGAAAGAACCAGGGTTTTATTAAACGCTGAAAGCGTGGAATCCCC